TCTATTGTACCTATTTCTTTTCCATTAAAAATAACAATGACACTAGTTTTTATCGACATTTTATATACCAAGGGATTACCCTTGAGATCTTTGGAGGCAACTATAATTTTTTTGTTACTATTTATTTTTAGGTGATAACTTTTTTTAGTTATGTCTTTTATTGAGTAGCTTTGTAATTGTTTAGAGATTTTACTGGTAATTCTGCCCTCATTTATATTATCAATATTTTCAAAATCAGGAAATTCAAATTCCGGAACTTCAAGATCCGGTAAATCAAAATCAGGTATTTCTATATTTGAATATGCATCCGTTACCAAAGTTCCTTGATCAATTATATCATTTGCCAAATCCGTCATTAATTTTTCATTGCCGGAACTCGCTTGATATCGTAATTTCTTATCCGCCTCAATTGTGTTTTCAAGGGATTCCAAACCATTTTTTTCACGTTCTAAATCTAACTTTGCAATTTTATCTTTTAAAATATTTGCATCTTCTAAAATAGAAAGTTCAACTTTTTCAATTCCATTTCGTTTTGTTGTTAAATCAATTTGTTGTCTTATTAATTCGGTAACTTGTTCTTCGGAACTTTGTAAAATAATTTTTCTTTTGATTGCATCAACGGCATTATCATAACTTTTTTCTAACTGATCAATGATTGTTTTTTCATCTTGCAAATTAGAAATGTTTGATCCGGCAAGTTTATTGTAATCTTTTAACGCTCGTTCACGTTCTTCAATGGATAATGATGAACGTTTAATTGTTTCGGTTAATGCTTTTAATTCTGAAATTTCCTTGCCTTGTTGCGCGGAATTTTTCTTTCTTATTTCACCAAGTTTATCAACGGCCTTTACTTGATCAATAGTTGCATCTGCTAAATCATCCATTTCTTCGGCTGAATCACTCGCCGTTGCACCAAATTCCAATAACATTGATGCACCAACCGCCAATGCTGACGCCAATATTCCAAGTGGATTTGCTTTTATTGCCGTATTAAATCCAATGGTTGCCCATTTTGCAATTTTTACGGCGGTATTATATACAAATAATCCAACTTTTGATGCAACTAATGATGAAACGAAAGTTCCTTGCGCAATGGATGTTGCAACCATAACCAAACCATACGCACCCGCCCCAATTGCAACGTGTTTGAATACTTTAATCAATGAAGTTAACCCGCCAAATAATAATGCAATTGAATCAACTATTATAGTAATAACCGGTTCCAAACCTTCAAACAATGCAATGGTAAATCCATCAACCGCACTTCCCGCTTCGTCCAATGATCCTTGCATTGTATCACGCATAGTTTCGGCCAATGATTTTGCGGTTCCATCTGCTTCAACTAATTTTTCCGATAAAATTGCAATATCATCCGCACCACTCACCATTGTTGCAAATGCCGTTACCGCACGTTTATCCGTTAACCCCAACATTTCTTCAACGTTGGTTCCATCCTCGTAAAGATTTTGCAAGGCCGGTAACAAATCATCAATTGATTTAACGTTACCACCTAATTTTTGGGATAATGCGGAATTTGAATCTGCTAATTTTAAAAACACGCTTTTTAATGATGTTCCCGCCGTTGATGCTTCTAATCCCGCATCCGATAATTTACCCAAAATTGCCGTTGTTCCTTCTAATGAAAAACCAAGTTGTGCGGAAATTGCACCAACTTTTGGAAATGCCACATTGAATTTTTGTAAATCTAATGCGGAACTTTGAAACGCTTTCGCTAAAACATCGGTAACGTGTGTTGCTTCGGATGCCTCCATTTTATAAGAATTCAAAACAACACCAACCAATGTTCCGGTTTCGGCAATATCATTTCCAAATGCATATGCTAAATCCAATGTTGCTTCGGTCATTCCTTCAATTTCCGTTGCGTCAAATCCTAACTTTGAAAGTTCTTTTTGCAAAGATGCTACTTCACCCGCCGTGAATGCCGTTGTTGCACCAAGTTTTTTTGCGGTTGTGGTTAACATTTCCAATTCACTCGCGGTTGCACCACTAATTGCACCCACTTGTGCCATTTCAAATTGAAATTCCGTAAATGATCCCATTGCACGTGTGAATGCTTTGAATGCTAATATTGCAATTCCAACCGCACTTGCAACACTCGTTATTGCTTGTTTATAATTTCCAACATTCCTTTGTTGCCTCCCCATTTGCGCATCCATTTGTTTTAACGCAACGGTGTTTGTTTTCACCTTTGCCGTTAATGCGGAAAATTCTTTTTTGTTTTTTCCTAATGGATCGGATAATTTCCGCGCTTGTGCGGTTAAATTTGCATTTGCTTTTGTTAATGAATCATATGATTTTGATGAATCTCCAACCGCTTTTGCGTTTTTTAATAAATCGGTTTTCCCTTTGTTTAATTCACCCCGCAATCCCTTCAATTTTGTTTCGGCGGTAACAATTTTTGCATTGTATTTATCTTGTGATTCACCCGCGCTTTTTCCCTCTGCTTTTAATTTTTTTAATTCGGCGGTTGTTGAATCAATTGATGTTTTTAACTTCACCATTGAATCCGTCCCCTCAACCCTAATATTTAAAATTGTATCTAATGTAGCCATAATTATTTATTATTTTTATTAATCACCGATTGTTAAACGTGTGTAAAAATATGTTTGTGTTCTATTTACTCCACCTAAATTTTGCGGAACTCCGGTCATTACTTCACGAAATTCATTTGTTACAACATCTTCATAATACACAACACCTCCCCCACCTTCACGAAAAATTCCATCCGCTTTAATTCCAAACGCCGTGCGACCATTTGCGGTAACTTCAACCGTGTTTTTTGATCTTGAATTATTGCCATCACCAATAACAATTTTGTTTGAATTGTTGATTAACTGATTATTCCCAATTGAAATTGAACCCGCATTTACGTTTTGATTATCACCAATGTTTGATGATGTATTTCCACCCGTTACCGGTGCGCGAATTCCATCATCAAAATAATTTGTTGATGTGCTTTTACCTAAAACAATTGGTGCAAATTGTTTTGTTGCTAATGATGATGTGTTAACACCTTTGTTAAATAAAGGAATTCGTGTTTGATTAAACATCCCCAAACCGTTAATTACTTCATTACTTGATACTTTCCATTTTCCATTGTTTACCGGTTCCGCATTGAAATCCGTGTGTTGCCCCGTGTCATTTTCACCGCTACCATTGTTGATGTTTGGAAATGTGTTTTTTAATATTCGTGTGTTGGAATATTCATAAAGTTCAACTTTCGTTAACTCATTTTTCCCAACTTTAAAATCAATGATTTTGTTTAATATCCAATATGTATTTGCTTGGGGGGATTCAATAAAAATTAATTTTCTATAATCTAATGATGCAATATCATTTGATGTTAACATGGCATAAATGGTTTTTATTTTTGGCCGTGATAACATTGAAAGAATATTTTGTTCCCAAAACATTTTATATAAACCCGCATTTTCTTCATATGGAACGGTTGATGGAAATGCATTAATTTGTGAATCTTCAAAATATAATGATGGATTTGGATAACCCACATTGTTAAGTGAAAGTGAACCACCCAATGTTCCATCCTGATCACTATAAGTTCCCGCAAATGGATATTTATTTAAATCACTCCATTCATATGTTGTATCACCATCATTACCCCAACGCCACGTTGCAACACTTGATGCACCCGCAATTTGATTTAACGGTTGCTCTCCATACCAAATTAATATGCGGGGTGCATAATCGTTTATTTTATTTGGTTGTTGCCAATTTTCGGAATTACTCCAAATGTGGGAATATTCACCGTGAATAATTGGTAAAAACGGTTGCATGTATGAACCATTATTATTTGAAATTGTTTTATCATATGCATGATATGTTGGTGAATAAAATTCCGTTCCAATATTTTGATCTTCATTCACGTAAAGATCACCAAGATTTAAAGAATGTGAACCCAATTCACATTTTTGCGCCCTTCGTCTATTTCTTTCTTCAACAAATCCATCCGTTGAATCATTTTCATATGTGAAACAAAGATTGCGTTTTAATGCATCGTAAATAAATGTATTTGTGTGATCATTTAAATGATCCACTTTTTCAGTCCAATTAATAGCTTTGTCAGGTGATGCAAAGAAATTTCCACGTGGTTCAACAATTATTTCTTTTGTTGCTTCATTTGATTGCCAAAATAAATTGAACATTCCCGTTAAACCATTTACCCAATCCAACTGTTTTGTATCACACGGCAACATTGATACAATATTTACGGAACCACCATCAATAATGTTAGGCAACAAACCACCGTTAAATGTATTTGATTTAACACGGTATTTCATTTGTGTTAATCCAATTACCCTTTCACTACTCGCATTGGCACTTGTTGAACTATATCTTTTTTCACACGTTACCTCACTATAAACAAAAACCCTATCATTTCCACTTAAAATTTCAATTTGGATATTTGATAAACCCATTGATTCGGTTAAATCCACACCGGATAATGGTGAATCTTCACAATAAAAAAAACTTTGCGTTGCCCCCGCCGGATTTAATTTACGTTTTGAATCTGATGCAACAATATGATATTTTCCCGTTGATGCCTTGTAATGAATCAAATGCATATTAAAAACGTATGTTGTTCCACGCTTTATAATATCATATCCATCAAATCCCCCCGCATTATATGAACATGGATCATTTG